CGCCTTTAGAAGTATGAATTCCATTAACAAATGATATTTGAGTAAATTCGGATGTCGGTGTTAAAGCAACAGCATATTCCCACCTTTCATCGGGTGCTTCATAAACACGAGTTGCCTCACTTTTTTCACCAATATACATACTAATATATTGCTCAAAATTCTTAACAGGAATTAATGTATCGTTATATTTTACTTTAATATTTTTATCAGTCACTGCTCCAATATCAAATACACGTTTTTTTAGTAAGGAAACCATATCTTCAGTTAGACCGGAAAGACCCAATCGCGCATAATCAGGCTTAAATGTAATTTTAGTATAAGGTTTAGTCTTACACTTTGTAATCGAAGGCTTACAAATTTCATCTAGGTTATTCTTATATTCTTGAATATATTTAAGTCCACGAATATGATCAACAGTTTCGATACGACCATAAGAAGACCAAATCAAAACTAATTTAAAGCCAAAACCATTTTTACCACCAACAATTTTTTTTTCATCTTTATTATAATTAGTTGATGTTCTTAAGTGTCCAAATACAAGCTCAGGAATCCAAACACCTTCCTTTTGAGCTACATCAATTCCATTGCCATCATTAACCATTATAATTGTTCCGTCTGGTTCAATTGTAATATCAATATGTGACACTGGTAAAGCGTTTTCTGTTTTACTGTCAACTTTCGTTTTCATTCTTACTACATGATCACGACAATTAACAATGCCTTCATCAAATAATTTAAATAATCCAGGCACATAATTAATGTTTTTTTCAATAATTTTATAGGGCGAAGCAGACTGATTATCACCATCTTCGCTCATAATCCACATATCAGCATCAATACTTTCAACAGAACCAATATAAGTGTCTGGATTATCCAGAATGTGTTGCTTATCGGTCTTCTGTTGAACATCAAAGAATAAATCAGCGTTATTCGCGTTAGCACTCATCGTTACAATAGTATATACCATTAATTTTAACTTATTTTAATTTATCAATTTTTTTATAAATTAAAATAAATAAAAAATTAAATTAATTTAAAATAGTATAAATGTTTTCGCAACAAAGTTTTACTCCAGGATCAAGTAATGCTACATCAAGAATGATAACTTATGTAGCACAATATAATGCGGTTAATCCAAATAGTCCAATAACATCTTGTTTGTGTATTCCAAATAAATATGACAAAAACACACCCGGTTCAGATTCATCATCTATAAATGTTTCATATTCAAGGAGAATTTCACAAATAATAAATAACTCAAAAGGAGGGACTTCTCAATATGGTAATTTTTATTTAGGGCAACCACTAAACATAAATTATTTAGGAAGAATAGAAGGTATGCCCGGTGGAAGTGGTTCACCACCCTTAAATAGATTTTAAATGCGTTTACTGAATTTTTTAAATTATTAAATTATTAAATTATTAAATTATTAAATTATTAAATTATTAAATTATTAAATTATTAAATTATTAAATTATTGAATTATTGAATTATAAAATTATTAAACGTAAATATTTTTTTCTAATGATATTTTATAATGCAAACTATAGGAAGTAAAGCACAAGTCTGGCACGGAACTGCCAAACATACATCAGGTGGTCTCACCAAAAATAATTTAATGAAAAATAAACACGGACGTATTGTATCTAGAAGAAAGCACGCATCCGGTAAAAAAAGTATTAAACATCTTAGAAAGCTCGGATATATCGCTAAAAAGGGTAAATTTACTTTATTCCATAAAGGTCACAAAAGAGGAAGACATAGCAAGAAAATGAGAGGTGGTATGGCTTACGGTGGTCCATTATCTCCTCAAGACTACAGTGGTTCTGGTGTAGGCACATCTGGCGTTGCTCTTCAATTTGTTGCTGGAAATTCCGCTTAAATATAAATTTGTATTATAGATAGAATATTATATAATACAAAAAATAGGCAAATTTATGAATTTATCCACTCTATTTTAATGAACTTTTCATAAAGGATAAAATCACTGAATTTACAATATAAATATTTTTCAAAATAACGTTTACTGACAAAAAATTTTAATGAATTATCATTACAATACTTATGGTAATAATTATATAGGTCATCAAAACTAACCAATGACAATTTATTATTTTCCTTAATTTGTTCTTTAATAAAGTCAATTGACTGGCTAATATCACCTAATTTATCCCAAAGTGTACATACCACATTAAGAACATATTTATCTTCTACAATTTCACATGAAAAGAAATGCTTTAAAATTTTAATAATATTTTCTTCTGATATTACGTTTTTGCTTTTAGACCATTGTTTAAATAATGAACTTATTTCGTCAATTTCTAGCTCATTTTCAAAATCCAAACAATTGGTCGTAGTTATAGTTGTATTCCAAAATTGTATAAAATCCTTATATACAGGTAAATGTTTACTTGTTATTCCAGTAAATGAGTCCGTTGATTCGTCATAATTGATGTAATTTTTCATTAAATTTTTAAGATTGCTTATAAAAATAACACTTGGTAGATCATTTTTAGAGAGAAATTGTTTCCATATAAAATGTAAATTTTTCCATTCAATTCTAAAATCATCTGTCGTTTTTTCAATAAAAGTATTTATAAACTTTTCTATTAAACCATCTTGACTAGTATTTTTTAATGTATAAACATAATTACTTAATTCTTCATCCAATTTAGTGTTTAAAAAATTATCTGAATTTTGATGTCTATTTGAATAGTGAACAGCAACACATAGTAAATTTAAACCTATTTTTTTAAGTAGTTCTCTCCAATACTCATTTGAAAAGTTATCATTTATTTTAATTAATCTATAATTGTTAAATAAATGGCTTTCGTGATGTTTAGTTACAAATTTATAGGCAATATTATTGCAACCAACCGAAGATACACCAGTGTTTTCTAATTCTCCTAATAATTGTCTGGCAGCATTACTACATATAAATATTAAATCAGTATTTTTTTTTAATATATTGTCGCCTATTATGGTAAGAAAATATTTTGCGGAGTTTTTGGAAGGAAAAAATGTTGGATAAATTGAATTTAGTACATTTTGAATAGTATCAGTTTCAGGAATACTTGTAAATAAATTTCTCTCCTTAATTTGTCTGATAATGTTAGCCTTTGTCTTATGTTTCCATTGTAAAAGAATTCTATCCTTAGATATTGTCGAGAGAAGTTTATGGATTATTTCATCTTCTTTAACTATGTAGTAATCCTTTCCATTATATTCGTAATAAAAACTGTTTCCAGGTAAGTAGTAATAATTATTTTTACTTAAAAAAACTTGTATAAATATTTGTTGCTCTTCGGAAAGATATGTATTTAAATTTAATCTTTTTTCATAATTTTTAGATTCATTTTCCAGTGTATTTGGTAAGTATACATGAACGTGATTATAAATTCTTTGTAGCATATATTCGTTATCCTTATATTTTTCATAAAGTTTTTCAACAGTTGTTAAGCAATTATTGCGTTTAGGTTCGGACATTATTATTAGTTTTTAAATTGTTTTTAATATACTTTTAATAACAATTATTTAATATCTTATTTTTATTATTATTTTTCTTATTATTTTTCTTATTATTTTTCTTATTATTTTTCTTTTGTTTAATCTAATTATATCCATTAAATATATGAAAATTAACTTAAGGTATTTACCAAAGAATTTAACGATGAAGGATAAGAAAAAACAGGGTAAGTCTCTTTTAAAATCAAGGCATCTTTATAAAAAAGGTATTTATTATACGAGACCAAAGGTTTCATCTTTTAAATCTAAAAAATCAAAACATATAATTAAAGCTGAGAAACTATATCACGTTAATAAAATTGGTCCTACAAATGAATTATCTAAAGCTACTGGATGTAAAAAGTCAGCCTTAGCTAAAATCATAAATAAAGGTGCTGGGGCATATTATTCATCTGGTTCTAGACCAAACCAAACCGCACAATCTTGGGGTGTAGCGCGTTTAGCGAGCGCAATTACATCAGGTAAAGCGGCTGCGGTTGATTATTCTATTTTAGAAAAAGGTTGTAAACCGGGATCAAAAGCGTTATCTTTAGCAAAAAAAGCTAAAATAAAACACGGACACGGGACAAGAAAAGTTCCAAAAGTAAAAATTAATTAATAATTAATTGCGTTTAAATATTTAAACTCATAAGTATTTAAAGATTTGAGTTATAAATTTACTATAAAATATGTCCACATTTTTAAACAAAAATAACGCAAATATGTCTTCTGAAGGAAATGTATTGACCATTAAGACTGTACAAATAGCACCATTTAGAACTTTGATGACAGCATTAAAAGATATTTTATTGGAAACGAATATTACTTTTGAACCTGATGGTATGAGAATTATTAATATGGATAAGTCCCATACTATTTTAGTTCATCTTTTTTTGGCTGCTCAAAATTTTGAGTTTTATGAGTGTAAGAAGGATAAGATTATTATTGGTGTTAATATGTTTCACTTATTTAAGTTAATTAATACGATTGAAAACGACGAAACTCTCACTATTTATATTGAAAATTCCGATTATTTAGACGGAATTGTGTCTTATTTGTCATTAAAATATGAAAATGGGGAAATTAAACAATGTAAGACGCAAAAATTACGATTGATTGAGCCTGAGCCTGAAGAATTACAATATCCTGATGTGACTTTTTCTTCCATTATTAACTTACCTTCAACTGACTTCCAAAAAATTATACGCGATTTGTCGTGTATTTCAGAGAAATTAGAAATTAAATCAGTTGGTAATGAATTGATTTTTAAGTGTTCGGGTCAATTTGCTTCAGCAGAAATTCATCGTGCTGAATCGGATGGTTCTATGTCTTTTACGTTAAAGCAAGATTCGTCTAAAATTATTCAAGGAGAATTTTCACTAAAGAACTTGGGTTATTTTATTAAATGTACTAACCTATGTCAACAAATTGAAGTCTACTTGGAAAATGATTTGCCGCTTGTTGTTAAGTATAATGTTGCCAGTCTTGGTGAGATAAAAATGTGTTTGGCTGCATTACCCTCTTCTTAAAAATTGAAATCATATATCGTAAGAAAATATTTTTATAATTTAAATAAAAATTGTATAAATTATTAGTTTAATATATTAATTTATTAAACTAATAATATTATTAAAATTATATTTTGATAATATATATTAAATGTCAAGATATTATTCAAATTATCCACAATATTTAGGTGCTCAAAGATGTTGCGATTTAAGGGGACAGGGACCACAAGGAATACAGGGACCTACTGGACCTAGTGCGGTTGGTCAAATGGGCCCAACTGGGGCGACTGGGCCAAGTGTTACGGGTCCTACCGGAAAAGGATGTATGGGTCCTACTGGAGCAACGGGACCAAATGTGCTTCCACTGTCAGACAACACATTAGGAACAAATAATACAGTTGTTTATGATCCAGTAGGTAATGCTTTATATTATAATTCATCAAAAACATTCGTCATTGATCACCCAGTTCACGAGAATAAATATTTGGTTCACGCTTGTTTAGAAGGTCCTGAAGCAGGAGTATATTATAGAGGAGTAGGTGAAATAACAAATAACGAATCGGTTACAGTTATATTGCCTGATTATGTTTGTAAATTTGCTACTGATTTCACAATCCAAATAACGCCTATATATAATGGTAAAATAATTACTTTAAACGCAAGCGAAGTGATAAACAATCAATTTACAGTTTATGGAGAACAATGTAAATTCTATTGGAATGTTTATGGAAAGCGTTTTGAAATAGATATTGAACCAAATAAGGATGATGTTGAAGTAAGAGGACAAGGTCCTTATTTATATTTTTAAATCTTCAAGGGTTTAAAGATAAAATAATAATAAATTAAAACAAATATATGGCAACTATTGTTTCATCATTTATATCAGACGTAAATTCAAGAGAAGATAGGGATTTATTTAAATATTTTGAATGTGGAAAACATTTAATTAGAAGTAAAATAAATAAAATAATATTTCTTGATGAAAAAATGTTTGAATTAGTAAAAAAAGAAGGTTACGATAATAATAATACAGTTATTATTATTACGAAAAAAACAGATATATATTTATACAATTATCAAAACACATTAATTAATACAGTTAATACGGATAATCCCAATAAAGATACACTTGAATATTTTATGACTATATGTAATAAAACGGAATGGATGAGGGAAGCTATAAATAGAAATCCATTTAATACAGAAAATTTTATTTGGGTCGATTTTGGAATTAAACACGTTTTTAACCACAGTTCAGACGAAGAGTTTATGACCAAACTTGAAAATTTACAAAATAAATCTTACGACAAAATAAGGATTGGGAGAATTTGGGATTTAAATATAAGTTATAATGTAAATTTATTTAAGCAAATATGTTGGTGGTTTGCTGGTGGTGTGTTTGGTGGAAATAAAAATAGTTTACTGTTATTTTCTGATAAAATGAAAGAAACTTGTTTGTCAATAATTGAGACACATAAGACATTGTTTTGGGAAGTAAACATTTGGTATATAGTTTATATTAATAATAAAGATATGTTTAGTCCATACATCTGTGATCATAATTCATCATTATTTGATAATTATTAATTATATTTTACGATTGAATCTATATATTTTTTATCGTAAACACCTATTCTTGTAGTTCTATCCCAACTGCTATAGTTCATTAAAACGTTATCATCTTCTACAATTATACTTAAACAGTATTCAATTGGTTCTCCTTCAAATTTAAACGGTGCTGAATATCTGAGTAAATTCATATTTGAATCAAAAACAGAAATAATATGATAATAATGTCTAGGATTTTCATATGAAACAATATGTCCAACAAACCAAATTTCAGTTTCAGTAATATTGATGGTTATGTTACCGTTATTATTTTCATCTAATTTTTTAACGTAATTAAAACCGCAAGTAGACCCCCTAACACGCGAAAATATTTTAGGCATTTGATTGCTTGTGTGAATTTTTAATTCATTATTTTCTAATTTGCCTATTCGCATAGGATACCAATCATATATGATATTCACATCATCATTATAATCAACAAACACCCAATTTTTTTCACAGCTGGTTTCTGTAAAATTTTGTGTTAATTCATTTATTTCCATTTTAGTGTTATTTATATCATAATTTCCTGATACTAACCCCAACTTATTATTTAAATGATAACCAGTTCCAATATACTTAATTTTTTCTTCATAATTATCGTAAAATATTTTTACATCCTCAGTTCCGATATAAAGTCTATTGTCAAACAATAAATCCATCCAGACTTCTCTTTTAACGTTAAATTGATTATCAAACTCAACATATTTATTAATTGTTATAATATGTTTATCACAATTTATGTAACTACCATTATCTTGAATATAATAATTCACATATCTTATATTTAACTTATAACCTTGTTGACATTTAATTAAACAACTAGATGATGACAAAAAAGGGATAATTTCACCATTTAAATTAGCGTTATATTTATTGTCTAATATTAATTTTGTTTTTTGAGTCAAAATGTCCTTATAAAATTTCATATTTGATAACAAACAATTTAAATCATTTTGGTCATTAGAATTATTAAAAATAGTGACAATTTCATCATTAATATTTTTAACACCTAAATAAGACGAAAATATTGTGTATTCAAAATCAAATTTATATGTGTAAATGTCATTATGTAAAAATAAATAATGATCACGTTTTTCATTTTTATTCAATATTTCTTTTGCCATATTGTAAAATTGTTTACATAATTTATGTCTTGAATTAATTCTATAGTAATAAACTATTTCATAAATAGCTTCAAGTCTATCAGGTAAATAATCATATCCTTGTAGCCAATAAAAAATAGCATCAGCCATTTTTCCCATATTTTTATAACATAATCCAATTCTATAGTAGCTATACCATACTTCTTGATCCCAACCACCTAAACTAATACGCTTTAAATATGTATTTATAGCTTCTTCAAATTTACCTGAGTCGTGATAACTGTTCGCCAAATAAAAATAATATCTAACATTATTTGGTTCATCTTTAATTCCGTCGAGCAGTAAGTTTATGTCTCTTTCAAATTTATTAGATTTACTTCCTCCATCACCTATATCATTGATAAATATTGAATTTTTGTCAAATGATAAAACTGTGTTATTTTGTGGAGAGTCAATATACTCGTGTGTTACACCAACATATTTATATAAGCCATTGTTTTTTACAATTCGCATATTTTGATAAAAAAAAGAGTCATTTCCTTGAAGAATATTAAAACTGTCTGCTTTTAAAAGGTCTATCTTGTTAAATTTATTTATTTTAATTGTCATATCAGCGTCTAATAGTAAAACAAAGTCTGACATACCGAGACACGATTTAAGAGCAAAGTTTCTATTGTGACAAAAATTTTTAAAAGGTTCAAAAACTATTTTGCCATAAATACCCTTTTCCTTAAAATATTCTTCAATAATTTTAACTGTATTATCAGTTGAACCAGTATCACATATACAGTATGTATCAATAATTGAAATAACAGAATCAAATAATCTTCTTATAATGTTGCTTTCATTTTTAACGATCATGTTTAAACATAACGAAGGCGTTTTATTATTATCCATCTAATAGATATTAGAATTAATTAATATTTAAATTAAAATATATTATATAAATATAAATTAAAATGGCTTTTACCAGATTTAAATATGATGATTGTAGAACTAAAAAAGCATTACAACAAGCAACTGATCCTGGCAGATGGATACTAAATGTTCCTGGCAATGGTTCTTCACCATATTATATGGAAGATCCTCAAATAATTCCACAAAAATGGGGAGCGAATTTGAGAACAAATACAATTAATTTAGAAAGCGACCTAAGAGGAGTAAATAGAAAATTAGGTAGAGATTGTTTAGGAAAAGACGAATATCAAAATTATAATGTATCTAGTCAATCAATTCACTATCCAAGTAATTCTACTTTAACAACAGAACAATCTAGAGCAACTAATCCTGCTTGGTGGTATAGAGATTTAGAACAAAATAACTTTGAATACCCACCTTTGAACCCCCAAGCGAATGTTTGTTTGCCTTTTCAAAATAATTTAAGTACAAGAATTTTAGAAAAGGATTATTTCACACCGAAGAGAGATTGTGTAATAAATGAAACTAAAAATATGTTGCCGATTAGTTTTAACCTAATTAGAGGCAGTTATGTTGGTGGTCCGACAACCTGTCAACAAACCAATTCTTGTCAAAATATTTAAATATAATTTACAATAAAAATTTGACATAGTTTTTGATATAGATTTTAGATTATTATATATGAATTAAAATATAATACTCTATATATATAAATATGGAAATAGCACTACCATTAATAGCATTAGGTGGAATGTATATTATATCAAACCAAAAAAATGAAGACTGTGCCAAAAAAGAAATAAGAAAAATAAATAAGGAAAATTTTGTAAATATGGGTGGAGTAACAAATTTAGCTACTAGACAAAGTGAAATACATGGAAATTATTTACCAAACACAGATATTCCTCCACAAAATTTTCCTGTCTCCAATATTAACCAATTAGTAGATAATGTTCAACAATATCCAAATCCAAACGCAGCAACAGATAAGTATTTTAATCAAAATTTATATCAACAAAAGGAAAGGCAAGGTGTAAATGTTGGTCAAAATCCACAGCAAATATTTTCACTAACGGGTAATTATTTGAACTCAGAACAATTTAAACATAATAATATGACACCTTTTAATGGCGGTAAAGTAAAAGGTCGCACTTATGATATGAATATTACGGAATCTGTTTTAGATAATATGGCTGGAACTGGTTCCCAAATAATAAAAAAAATTGAACAAGCCCCTTTATTCAAACCTGAAGAAAATATGCAGTGGGCTTATGGAATGCCAAATCAAAGTGATTTTTACCAATCACGTGTAAATCCAGGAATGAAAAATAATAACGTTAAACCATTTGACACTGTTATGGTTGGTCCTGGTTTAAATAAAGGTTACGGTATAAATGGCTCAAATGGCTATAATTCCGGTATGGAAGCGAGAGATAAATGGTTGCCAAAAACTGTTGATGAATTAAGAGTTGATACGAATCCTAAATTGGAATACCAATTATTAGGACACGAAGGACCGGCTGATTCATTTATTAAAACCGCTGCTACTACTCAAATGTTAGGTCGTGTAGAAAAACAAAGACCAGATACATTTTTCATTAATTCTCAAGACAGATGGCTAACGACAACTGGTTCTGAAAAAGGCGAGACCTTAAGATCTATACAAGAAATGGGTGTAATAAGACGTAACGATATACCAATTGAATATATGGGACCTGCCGGTTCAATTGAAGTAAAAGCAGCTACTGCTCCACAGAACTATGAACCGTCTAAACGTCACGAAGTTTTAGGCGGAGGAATAAATCCTTCTCGAGCTGTTGGAAAAGGCGATCATACCGATAAGGATACATTTTTAAGAAGCCATACCAATTATGAAAATAACCGTTCAACCGTAAAACAACCAGATACAATGAGAAGTGGATTTAGTGGAGCCGTAGGTGCTGTTATAGCTCCAATTATGGATATATTTAGACCAACAAGAAAAGACGAAACTATAAATAACGTAAGGGTTTATGGTGATGCCGGAACATCAGGAATGTCTAGAGGTCCAGTTTATAATCCACAAGATACAGCTCCAACAACAATTAAGGAAACTACATTACATGCCTTAAACTTTAATATTAATGGACAAAAAGAAGGTTTATATGTTAATAATTACACTTCTCCAGACCTAACACAGAGAGATACAACAAGTTGCGAATATTTTACGTCAGCAGGGGGTTATGCTACAGGTTATGGTGATATGAATTATGATGCCGCATACAGACAACATAATAATGATATTAAATCGCAAACTATTCATAATAGACCAAACCAAGGCGGAACACAAATATTTAACCAACAAATGAATGTACATTGTAAGGATGATTGTGATAGATTTTCCGGAAGAGTTAATCCAGCATTTTCAAGAATAAGTTCCTTACCACCTTCAACACAAACATATGGAGCAATTCATGTTCCCCAATACTATAATGAGTGTGCTGGTTGTGATAGAATCAATCCCGATATTTTAACAGCATTTAAAAATAATCCGTATACACATTCATTAACAAATACGGCATAAAATGACTGTTATACCATTATAAATAAATTCTATAATTTTATTAATTAATAAAAAAATTGATTTATAAAATTTATTTAAAGTAAAGACTATATAAGTATACATATAGAAGGATGTTATCCGCTTATTATCCAAAGTGTGCAAATTCGTTTGCTAAGGTCTTGTTAAGTGACCAAAAATTGCTTAAAAAATATACTTCTATTGGAAGGCCAAGGCCATTTGACGTTACATTAAGGGATGGATTACAAGGATTAAGTAAAGAACAGCAAAATTTAATTACAACTGATGTAAAAAAAGAAATGTATTGTAACTTGTTAATGAAATACGCCCCTAAAAATATAGAGATCGGTTCTTGTGTTAATCCAAAAGTATTACCAATTTTTAAAGACACTGAAACTTTATTTAAATACTCTAAAAATATATTATATGGTAATAATTATATTTTAGTTCCTAATTTAACTCAAATGATGAACGCAATAAATTTTGGTGCTAATAATTTCTCATTTATTACATCAGTTTCAGATAGTTTCCAATTTAAAAATACAAAAATGAATATTAACGAAAATTTAAATAGTATTAGTGAAATGTTAATGTTCTTAGATGACTACAGTATTATGCCAAAAAATAACAGACTATTTATTCCATATGGAATTAAGTTATATGTATCTTGTATTAATGAATGTCCAATTGAAGGTAAAATTTCGAATTCAAAAATTTTAAATAGACTAAGTCAACTAAAGGAATTTAAAATTGATAATATCTGTTTATCCGATACTTGTGGAACACTAAATGTAAATGAATTTGCCGATATTATCTGTATGTCTCGAAATATTGGATTAAATGTGTCAAAATTTTCACTACATTTACATATTGATCCAAACAATGAGAAACAAGCTGAAGAAATATTTCATTTTGCTATTGATAATGGAATTGTGAATTTTGATGTTTCAGAATTAACGACTGGAGGTTGCTCAGTTACAATGAATAATAATGAGTTAAAACCAAACATGAGTTACCAGCAATATTATAAATTCTTAACAAACTATTTGATTTCGCGGGTTTAAAAATATATTTAAATTAATACGTTTTATTTAAATATAAAAACACGACGCAAAATATAGTAACTATATGTCATTAAATATACATCAAACTATTAAAGATAAATTAAATTACTTTTATGAAATACATAAAATACCTAATATTATTTTTCATGGGCCGTCCGGGAGCGGAAAAAGAACAATAGTTAATGAATTTATTAACAAAATATATGATGACAGAGAAAAACTTAAAAATTTTGTGATGTATGTGAATTGTTCACATGGTAAAGGTATTAAATTTATAAGAGATGAACTTAAATTTTTTGCTAAAACACACATAAATTCAAATGATGGAAATAATTTTAAGAGTATAGTCTTACTAAATGCCGATAAACTTACAATGGACGCACAGTCAGCTTTGAGAAGATGTATTGAACTATTTAGTCATAACACAAGATTTTTCATTGTGGCTGAAGACAAATATAGTTTAATGAAACCCATAATATCAAGGTTTTGTGAAATATATGTTCCAGAACCTCAAATAAATGGTAAAATAATAAACCTTTACAAATATAACTTAAATGAAGTATTTCAAATGAATAATGTTAAAACTCACAGACTTGAATTACTTAAAAGAGAAATATTAAAATATGGGTCAACAATTACCTCAATCGATTTTTTAATGCCATTTTGCACAAAATTGTATGAAAAAGGGTATAGTTCTATAGATATTTTAAATCTATTAGAGAATCCAAAATTTTTAGAAAATACCATAAAACAAGACAGAAAATATGAGCTGCTTATTTGCTTTAATCGTGTGAAAAAAGAATTTAGAAATGAAAAATTATTAATGCTTTTTATCTTAAATTTTATTTTTATAAGTTCAGAATTAAGTTTAGAAAATATAAGTTTTATGTAAATGGATGATTTTAACGTAAGTGCGCTTCATGAATCTAAAAATGAATGGGGATCCAGACTTGTAACTTTATTGACACCTTTAGTAATTGACGGTTATAAGTCTATTTTAGATGAATCCGTTAAACTCTGTAAAGATAACAATGAAATGGATAAATATCTAATGACTTTTCAAAATTTAATATCGCGAATTCCAAAGTGGAATCAACAAATAGTTGAAAATGAGAGAAAAAGAATTTGTGAAAAATCTGGATGTAATTATTTAGAAGATTTGGTTACTTGTGTTCACATTATACAGCTTAAAATTTTAACTGCTATGAGAGTTGGACAAAAACAGAAAAAAATTGACATAAGTATACCCAAACTAAATGATTTTATTCATAAGGTTTACATTAATGTCGCAAGAAAAGTATATAAAAATGTATATTTATTTCAGGTTGGAATAGAGCCTCTTCAGGTTCAAAAAAACTATAGAGAATTAGAAATTATTGTTCAAGAGTGTATTTTAAATACACTCAGAGAAAGTATTCCAGTTGAGGCAATATTGAAAGCTTATATGGATGAAACAATTGAAGAAGATGTTATAGAGGAAATAAAAGAAGAAATAACTCACGAACCAATTGTTGCGCCAATTCCTACTGCTAATTTAGAGCAAACTCAAAAAACAGGTGTAAGTTTTAATGATATCGATTATGTTCAAACAAATAATGGTATAAATCAAGTAAATGCGCCTAAAAATATAGAAAGATTAGAAGAAATTAGCGCAATTAGAAATGAACAACGAAAACAAGAAAATGATGATGATGATGATAATGTTAAGTTAACTATTTCAGATCAAACATTTAATTTAGATAATTTGGATGTACATAATATTGAAGAACCAAAATTAGATCTACTTCCAGATTTGTTATTAGATGAAATTGAAATTTTAGAGTAAATTTTATGCGTAAAATAATAATAAGTTTGTTCTCAATTAATTTATTAATGACAAGTATATTTGTAACGGCAGCTATTATATCTGTAACTTTTTTTTTAACAAAATTTATTGAAATGAGGTTCATTGAAAAAGAAAGTAAACCTTTAAAACTTTTAATTCGTGATACGCTCTTAGTATATTTTAGTGTTATAGCCGCTAATTTCATAATGGAACAGTTTAATCCCATTATAAATGGTGGAGCAAGTGTGCCAAAATTAACTCCTGTTTTTACGGATAATCCTGGGTTTTAAATAAAATAAATAATTATTTGAAAATGTTAAATAATTATTTGAAATTACCTACCTGTCCAAACCTTAACAATGCCTCTCGGAACTACTCCTTGTTTTAAATCATTTACGTAGTCATCATACGTATAACCCCATTTTTGGTATTTCATAATGTCACCGAACAATGATTTTTGGTTTAATAAATTATTTGATTCAGTAAAAAATATACAGCCAAAAATTCTCTCTAAACAGCATCTATCAGCTCTACATTTTACAACTTTTATTAAATTAGAAATACCGTATTTTTGTTCAATTCTTTCTAAAAATTTTAAGTTAATGTAACTTTGAACACCGAAACAACCATACCATTTATCAGTATATAAACTTATAGCCATTATGTTTTTGTTGAGTTTATTTTCTATTCCAATATAATTTTTTAGAAACTTTACTATCTTTCTAGTATTTTCAATATTTTCGGTGTCAGAATGGAAGAACCATAATGGCACTACATTTACCCTATTTAAGTTTTCGAAATCAATTCTTTTGTGAAAAAAGACACTATCATGTATTATTACAGCATTCTCAAAAAATTTGTATTTTAAAAAATAATAGTAAGGAAGTAATTCACCACATTTTGGGAATTCAGATTGAATTATTTGTAGATTTTTATAATCAAACTCCGCATTAACAAAATCATAATTGCTATTGTCATCTATAATAACTATCTTTTTAAGCGGGTAAAGAGTTCTTATTAGTTTTACGCAATTATTCCAATATTTATTTGTTTTTTCTGAATTGACATGTCTAGCAATAATAAATCCAAAGTTATCCATTATATAATACAAATATTTTTAAATATTAATTATTAAATGTTAAATGTTAAATGTGCGATGGAATTTTGTCAATATCAATAATTTCATCTTGATTTTTTATGCTTCCACTAAATTTAGAAAAAGCATCAAATTCTGGACGTTCTAATTGAGCTTGAGGTGTGTGGTTATGAACACATCTTGCAATCATTTTATACAATTTGAAATCAGGATATCTCTCTACACCATTATTTTTATAAAGCATATTTATCCCTTTATCATCTAAACACCATTCAAAAACAAGTCTTTTAATAGGGTCTTTTATTTTACCTAAATCCCTCATTTCGTCAAAATCGTCAATTAAAAAATCAAAAATAGAACAAGCCAATCGACACAAATCAAAACTAAAATTCGGTTCTAAACGTGGTTTCTTGTCGTTAAAATATGGTTCAATATTATATTGAGTTGCTGCGTCTTCTCCCGACTTAAAACTGTCGCTGCAAAATGTTTTACCGTTAAATTTAAAAATGCTTCTTCCGAAATCGATAATTTTAAATATTCTACCAAATGTTGGGACCTTATATGTTTTTTTTCTGTAGCAGTAATATAAAAATTTTTTATCTGTCTCATTATACATTACATTATTTGTATGTAAGTCATTATGTGTAAAATTAAACGCTTTTTGATATGTTATTAAAATCATTATTATTTGCATAAAAGCCGAAAGCCATTCATCAGTACTTAACTCTGAGGTTAGTATTAAATCATCAAAAGTATTTTCACAATATTCCATACCAATTACCTGAACAGGAAATTTAGGTATAGTAACATTAATTTTTTCTTCTTCCCATTCCTCATCTTCATCACCTTCATCATTATTATTGTCATTGATGGATTGTTCTTTTTCATCATTTTCATTTTCTTCACTATTCTTATCTCCATATTTTTCTGAACCAGAATCAAAAACTTCCTCACCAGCATTGTCACAATTTTCACAGTCATCATCTAATTCGCTTGCGTTTGTATGCGATGAGCGTGATGAGCACGTAGAATTAGTCCTAAGTGTTACTTGTTTATCTGTTGGCAAAGAATCATTAGTAATATCAATTAAGTCAAGTGATAAATCCTTTAAATCATTTAAATCGATTGCGTTAGTTGTGTCATCAAAAACATCGTTAAACATTTCATTATTTACAGATTGAAATGACTTTATGCTAATATTATTTCCTATTGTTATAGGTTTTAGCTTACATTGTTCCTGTTGAAATAAATGTTCATATTCGTCAATTATAAATAATGTATTTTTATTTTTATTGAAAAAGTCAGAATTATTAAGATAATCAATATCATCAAAAACATTAATTTTAAAATCATTTTTAATTCCCAAAAAGGAACCATAATAATCTACTCCATGAATAAAGCGATAAGTATTTTTTATTTTACTGGACAAAAATAAGAATAATCCGTCTACATAAGCAGAATTATTAACATCCATAAACTTTTCGTTACAGTCGCTAAGAGTTGAATTAATTTGTGGAAGATTAAATAATTTAGGGTCAGAAATATCATATTTTCCAATCATATATTTATATGGGTCCAATAGGGGTGCCATTTTAAAAAATACTTCTTTGTCTTTAACTTTATTAGTATTTACATTCTTAAGTCTACACATATAAAGATTTACGTCTTCATCTAATTTTTCTTGAGTATTCGAAATATACCATAAATTATTTAGATTTACATTATTGTAATTTGTTTCATTCAAACTAAAAAATCTTGTGTAAATTGGTATGTAGTTTTGAGTTCTAGAGAGAAATAAAGAATCAGGTTCTTCAAATCTCTTAAATAGCTCAGTGTTTTTTCTTTTTTGATAATTAATCGTTATCATCTTTAGTCAATTAAAATATAAATTTAATATGTTTTTAACTTATAATTTATTTTAATTTTATAATCTCTCTAAAAGTTCTGAAATATTTTTAAATTTAAATTTAAAATTGTTAAAATTGTTAAAATTGTTAAAATAATTAATAATTTAAAATAAATATGGCAATAATTATGATATAAATACGTTAAATAAAAATAAAATATAAAAATGTCATTTAATGAATTGTTAGAACTTAAATTAGTTGAAAAAATAAATTTTGACACATTTAATAAATTTAATTTATGTAATGATTTTTACAAATCACCTGGTAACCAACATTATAAATTACTGGCTTATTTTTCTACTTTGTTCAATAATGTAAATATTATTGAAATAGGAACTCATGTTGGTGAGTCGGCAATTGCTTTATCGTATAATCAAAATAATACTATATACACATTTGACATTATAGATAAGATATCTCCTGAAAAAAAACAAGTAAAAAATATAAAATACGTTATAGATGATGTTATGACTAATATTGATTCGAGAGAAAAATGGAAAGAAACCATATTATCAAGTGCTTTTATATTTTTAGACGTAGATCCTCACAACGGAGTAATGGAATATGATTTTTATTTATTTTTAAAGGAAAATAATTATAGGGGGTTTGTTATTTGCGACGACATATGGTATTTCAAAGAAATGCGTGATAATTTTTGGTATAAAATTCCTTATGAATATAGATATGACATATCTCATCTTGGTCATTGGTCAGGAACAGGTATTTTAACATTTAATGACAATATTAAATTCCATAAAAATGATAATTCAGACTGGACATTGGTAACCGCATATTTTAATTTAACAAAATGTAGTGACGCTTCTGAAGAAATATGTAAACGGGATAAATTATATTATTTCTCTCATTCACTTTCTACTTTAAACTTACCGTATAATTTAATGATTTATTGTGATAATGAAAGTTATGAACAAATTTTTAAGTTGAGACCAGATTATTTAAGAGACAAAACAAAATACGTTATAATTGAATTTGTCGATATTATTTTAAATGACAAATCATTTTATGATTATAGGATTATCATAAATAATAATAGAGTAAAGCACCCATATTACTTTGATAATAGAAATACAGCAAGTTATTATTTATTTTGTATGGCAAGATACATTATGCTGATGGAAACTATCAAAAATAATCCATTTAACAGTACACATTTTTCTTGGATAAATTTTTGTATAGAGAGAATGGGTTATAATAATGTGAAGTATTTGGATGAAGCATTGGCAGTTAAAAGAGACAAATTTTCAACGTGTTATATTGATTATATACCACTTGAATTAATAAAAAATACAAATGAATATTTTAAATGGGGAAGATGTAGTATGTGTAGTGGGTTTTTTACAGGAAATAAAGAATATATGAATAAAGTTTGTGGATTAATATTGGATAAATTTTTATATTATTTATCAAATGGATATGGTCACGCTGATGAACAATTGTATAGTCCTGTATATTTTGAAAACCCTGATTTATTTGAACACTATTACGGAGATTATCAACAAATGATAACAAATTACAAATATGTTTATGAAGCACCTGAAAATCCAATTAGAAATTTCGTTAATAATAGCTTTATTTATAATAATTTCAATAAATGTATAGAATGTTGTGAATTTATTTTAACCTCATTTAGCTTAGATAAATGTAAGCTAAATAATGATTATTTGAATGCTCTATTAGAAAAATACATAAATTCTAAAATAAAAACAGAATTTTATTTAAATAAAAATTATGATATAATGGATATTGAATTAAAATATATGTATAATAAACTTATAAAACCTAGTTTAGACTGTGGAAATAAACAAAGCTGCTTTTCATTATGTGAATTAATTATTAATTACATTAGTAATAATTGTTATGATTTTAATTTTAATTTTAACTATGACAAATTTCCAGGTGACATATATTTTAAAATTTATTTTTTCTATTATGTAAGTTCTTATTATGTTTTAGAAGATAAAAATAAATCAGAAATAATAGTAAATGAAATATTTAAAATATGTAAGACATCAAGAAAATTTAATTATGAATATATAAATAATAAAATTTTTTATGATGAACAATTTAAATTTGTTAACTACAAAAAAAATAATACTAAACTTGCGTATTACACTTGTTTTTTCGGTGGAAACAATAATTATTCATATTTAATTCCACCTTTACCTTCAACAGAATATGACTGTTATTATTTTACCAATAATATGGATATATATATAAAATTACAAGATACAAATTTTATTAGAGTATTTGTAGACGATATTCCTATTTTCAATGATGAAAACAAAGATTCGATGAGTTCTAAAATATATAGATGTAATCCATTTGACATAAATGTGTTAAACGCTTATGAATATATGTGTTGGTTTGATAATAAGTTACGAGTATTTGATAAAGATATAATTAATATTATTTATGAACTCGACAATACAGATAAATCTATAGTTTTTACAAGACATCCGTACTATGAAAAATATAACAGCATTTGGGATGAATTTACTTTGTTAATGAATACAAAAAAATATAAAAATAAAGAACTTAACTATAACAGTTATATAAGTAAAATGATTATGTCTGGTTATAATGAATCTTTTAAAGATGGATTTTTATGTGGTGGATTCAGTATTCGTAAAAATAATGAAATTTCTAAAAAATTTGCTTTAGAATGGTTTAATAATATATTGGAATGTGGAATTCAAGACCAAATTAGTTTATATTTTGTGTCACAAAAATACACTAAAAACATAAAAATAATGGAATATCAATCTTTATGGAAATATTTTTATGAATAAAAGCGTTAAAATTTGAAAAATATTATTTTAATTATTAATATTATAATAATGAGTTTAGAACTAAAAAAATTTGATATGAAAAATATACAGTTTAAATCGACTGAAAATAAAGGTCCTGTGGTTGTTTTAATTGGAAAGCGTGATACAGGCAAGTCATTTTTGGTCAGAGATTTACTTTACTATCAGCAGGAAATACCTATTGGAACAGTTATATCTGGAACAGAAGAAGGTAACGGTTTTTACGGTAAAATGGTGCCGAAATTATTTATTCATAATGAATATAATTCTGCTATTATTGAAAATATTTTAAAGCGTCAAAGGACTGTGTTAAATCAAGTTAAAAAAGAAATGGAAATGTATAAAAGATCATCTATCGACCCACGTGCTTTCGTTATTTTAGATGACTGCTTATATGATAACACTTGGTCAAGAGATAAATTAATGCGCTTACTGTTCATGAATGGCAGACACTGGAAGGTTATGTTAGTGATAACAATGCAATATCCTCTCGGTATTCCACCTACGCTAAGAACTAACATTGATTATGTATTTATTCTTAGAGAGAATTACATAGCAAATAGAAAACGTATTTATGAAAATTATGCTGGCATGTTTCCGACATTTGAGAGCTTTTGTCAAGTGATGGATCAATGTACAGAAAATTATGAATGTCTTGTTATTAATAACAACTCAAAATCTAACAAACTTAATGACCAAGTTTTTTGGTATAAAGCTGATAATCATAATGATTTCCGTCTTGGATCAAAAGAATTCTGGGAATTATCTAAGGGATTACCAGATGAAGCACAAGAAGAACAATATGATCCAAATAAGATAAAGAAACGCAATGCTGGTCCCAAAATAAACGTTAAAAAGACGTCGAAATGGTAATTAAATATATAACATCATATTATAATGCGCTTCATAACATCTTTTATGAAAAATAAATTGTTCATATGAGTTATCGTAATGTGTCAGTAAGCCTCTACCATCTTCAACTGCAAGGCATGGTGTTATAAGTGCTCTATTTCCGTCTTTTGTAATAGTCCAATCGGCACTAAATGGTGTTAATGTGTTGTCAGCTAAAGTTTTAACAGCGTAATTACTAGTAGCTCCATATTTTTCCAAAATTTTTCCGGCATTTTCTTTCGATAACATATACATTTGTGTTCCCCAAGTATCATCTGTAAAATTGTGATATTTCAAGCCATCTGATATTAAATCTTTATCTTTAAGATGATAACCATTATAATATGATTTAATTTGGAATGGAACTAAATATCCTAATAATAATACATCTAAATTTAAATGTTTAAAATCGTTTATTATTTGCGGCATAAATTGCTTAAAATCTTTATGAATATAAATGTCGTCTTCGCAAAATATTCCATAATCTGTTGCTGCATCATTATAAAATATGTTGATCATATAAAGATGTCCATACATACACGACCAACATTTTTTATATGATTCTGGATGGATTCTTTCGTCATTTAATTCCACACCATCATAGAAGAAAAAGTCTATTCCTAACTGTTCAAATTTTGTTTGCATCGATAATTTTCTCTCGGGATTATTATAAGATAAACAAAATATTTTATATATGTCACTCATTGTTATTATTATTGCTTATATTTTTAATATAATATTTTTGAATTATATTAAATTATTTAACTTATTTACTTTTTGGCAAATGGTCCTGATTTCAATTGACTTTGTCCATAATCTGATTTACCTACAACAATATTCTCGCCTTCAAATAATTCCTTACAAATATCAGCAGTAGAAATATTTTCTTGTTCTCCCAAAGAAAATTCTTGTGTGCTAGAATTATTGACACCTATTAAGTTACCATTTTCGTCAATAGTTTGAGATAATGTATTACCAGATTTCTCAGCATTCTTAATGTTTTCCTCAATTGCCTTTTGTTTTGTTTCTTTTACACGTCGGTCAAATTCAGCCTTAGCATTAGCTTCATTCTTTTGTTTTTCACTCATAAGTTGGTTAAGCTCTTCTTCCATATATTCAACTCTACCTGTCTTATAAGCTTCAGGATCCCAAGGCATCCATGTTCCAACTGGTCCAACCATAATATCGTGATTGGGGTCAACTTCTCTTAACATTTTACATCTCAATTCAGCTTCTTCTTGAGTTGGATATGAACCACGAATCTTAAGACCTCTTGTGCTGGTTTGGAAATTATGTTCAGTGTCAAATTTCTTTTGTAAATCTTCTTCGTTATTATCTAAATAAGTCTTATAATCATCAGCCAAATTAGATTTTGCTAAATTATCTCTCTCTTCTTGAACAAAATCCTTAAGGTCTTTATTTAGGTCTTCAAAAGAAATGTTATATTTATAAGAAATAAAATTTACAAATTGAAGGAATTTTTCCATAGATTTATTAAATTCCCAGTTCTTTAGGAATTCTTCAAAGAAAAAAATCTCCTTTTGCTTTAAAATTTTTTCAGGAGAACAAAAAGACATACATACAAATTTTTGGCCAGCGATAGGTTTATCTTCATCTAATAAGTCAACATATTTAGGATTTTGTTTTCCATCAACTTCTTTTCTCTCAAATCCAGATTTCTTTGGTTGTTTTTTAGAACGGTCCATTTTAGTTAATTAAATTATTTATTTTTAAGTATTTTATCGCAATAATTATTTTTTCTTGATAATTAATATAAATGAGTGGTTTATTTAATGTTGCCGAACTTGTTAAGAGAATTATTAAGTACCTTGTTGAAGGTTTAATGGTTGCTATTGCTGCTTATGCTATTCCTAAACGTTCCTTAAATATTGAGGAGATTATTTTGATTGCCTTAACTGCTGCTGCTACATTTAGCATTCTTGATACCTATGTTCCATCTATGGGTGTCAGTGCTCGCACAGGTGCAGGCTTCGGAATTGGAGCTAACTTAGTTCATTTTCCTGGTGGATTTTAATGACACCATATATGGTAATATATAATTTATAAGTTAAATAATTTATAAATTAAATAATAAGACCAATAACTATTTTATAATATCGTATAATATCGTATAATATCGTATAAATTTATTTAAATATCTTAATATAATGTATAATGACAAAAAGAGTAAATAAAACAAGAAAACATAAAAGGGGAGTAAAAAGAAGAACTATGAAAGGTGGTGCGTTTTCTCAATACGAAAAAATCCAATTACTTAATGATGGATTTATTCCATCACAAATTGATAGATTAGATGATTTAGGCGTTTCATATAATGAAATTATGGCTAAATTTAATTTTATAGTGAATGAACAATATCCTGATGGAATTACTGATGATGAAAAGGAAGCAGTATGTGAACAAGTAGAAATTGAATTAATGAATGAACATATGAATCATGATGATGACTTATACGAACCTATACAACATAATGAAGATGACCAGCATTTTATGGATTTAGATTTAGATGATGAGGAAGACGTTGCTAATAATGATAATTCACTTCATCTGTCTGATTTAGGTAACATAAGTAGAGACTCTGGAAATACAACTGATGAAGATTTATCATTTGGTTTTGGCGGTAAAAAACGCAAACAAAAGTCTAAAAGAAAGATTGGAAAAAAAGGTAAAAAAACCCTTAAAAATAAAAGGGGTAAAAAACAGAGAGGCGGCACTTGTTATGGTTCTGGTGTAGGTGCTAATAATTATGACCCTAATTATTCAGTATACAATACTAATATGCTTAAATTATTCCCATATAGAGCATAAATTTTGGCTCTACCTTTTAAAGCGAAGCGACTGTCGTTATCAGGTGGATAAGGTGCATTAAATAGTAGGTATAAATTCCCAGTCTAATTCTTGACAAATTTTCTTCCAAATTACATCTTGTTCCATTCTTTTTTCTGGATCTTTAAGCATAGGAAAATGCTCCAAATATTGTTCTTCACCAAGAAGCTCACAAAGTTTATATGCGGTATAATAATAATTTAAAAAATTCACACGATCGTCTGGACAATATTTAGAATAAGGAGATTGAAGTTCAATAAATAAATTACAAAGCGTTTCTTCAAGTTCTGGACTCATAATGGGTGGGCTTATACCCAATTTATCCTTAATAAACGGTATATGCTCATAATATTTATTGTATCCTAGTTTTTTAAGTATCTCCTTAGTCTTTACATTTGTAATTTGAGAAATATCAATTCTCTCTTTCTTAATTTGCAACTTTATATTTTCAATAACGTCTGGAGGTATTTGGGTTGTTTCTTTGCCTTGAAATTGTGCTAATATTTCCTTAAAATGATTAATGCGTTTATAAGCATAAAAACACACCTCCTTTGGCGGTTCTTTATAAGATGGTTTTTCATTTTCAATTAAGTACGGTATGCTTCTGGAACAAGCATTACAAATCATCATTCCATCTTCCTCAAGAGGGATTAATTCACCTTTATGACAATATTGGCATATATCTGTTTGATAAACGAAGTTATTAATGTCGAGAAAATCATCACTAACATTGCTTAAGTATTTTAAAACAATATTATTATTGTCTTTTTGATTTACATTTTTAGGTCCATTATCCTCTTCTTTAATTTTGAAAAAATTATTTATTAACTTTGATTTATTTGTGGTTACTTTTGCTGTAGTTCCTGTTGAAATATTTTTTTTATTTTCAAAATATTCGAATATATATTTTGAGTTATCCAATAAATAATCCTTTTTTTTTAATTTATTTTCTTTAATAAATTCTTTTAATTCTCTTATTTTGTCGGTTATTTCTAACCTTTCTTCAATAGAAAGCTCATTATTTTCAAGCTGATTTTTTAAAAGTTTTATTTGAGTTTTATAATCCAAATTTGTGTAGTCATTTTTTGAAAATTCATTTAAGAACTCTTTATGTTTAGAATCTAGTGTAACTGCTGTTTTTTTATTGAACTTTATTTTTTTACTTGATTTTGGCTTAAATGATGGCATATTCTATTTATATTACTTTTAATATTTATTTAATTAATAATAAAGAAATAATATTTATTTTAAATAAATAAAATTGAATTAAAAATAACAAAGTAATTATATTATACCTTACCATTAATGTCAAATATGATTCAATTGTTAGATACTATGTTTATAAAGCGCTTTTGTTTGCCGTCGAATATCGACATATCTAGTTACGAGAAGGGTAAGTCAAAAATTACGTCTTGTTTGTGCGGAAATTATAATCACGCGTCGTGTCTTTTACAAGGGAAATGGACCGTTGGAGAAGGCTAGCATTTTAAGTTTTGGATTTAATACTATGGGTGACGTTTATGGAAATGAACCTGGTATGCATGCCGAACATGATGCTATTAATAAATTAAAACCTTTAGGAAGAAAAAAACGTTTACAAAATATAAATATGCTAGTTATTAGATTATCTAAAAATAATAGGTTACAAAATTCTAAACCATGTGCTAATTGCATCAGAGCTATGAAAATTTTACCCGAAAGAAAGGGTTATAAAATTCAAAACATATATTATTCAGACGATAATGGTGATATAATTAAAAGCAATTTAAGAATTTTAGAAAATGAAGAATTACATATTTCAAGATTCTTTAGGAGAAATAATCGAAATTAAGTTCTATAAATTTCAACTTATAGCAGTGTAACTTATTCTAGGTTTAAAATATTTTTTTGTTTTCTAAAAATATTTTAATGGATATTAAAATAAATTTGGATTCTTTAAAAGATTTAGAAAATGAAAATTTTAAAGTGGATGCTATTAAATTTCAGAAAATGATTTTACTTTTTAATTCAATTGAGCAAGGTTGGTCTGTAAAAAAACGTGGCGATTCTTATGTATTTGTTAAAAATCATGAAGGAAAAAAAGAGGTCCTTGAAGATTCTTATTTAGTAAAATTTATGAAAACCAATTTAGATTTAAATAAAATAATAACATAAAATAAATAGTCTAATGTATTTTAATTAAATTAATTAATTTAATTAAATTAATTTCCAAAAAATTTTTTTCTTTAGCATATTTATAAAATGGGAGGTGGATTAATGCAACTCGTCGCTTACGGTGCTTAACTAAACATATCTTGGGCACCAACAGTGAGCTGCCATTATGGGTCACATATCGCCATAATGGAAAAACAGTGTAAATATGTGGTTAAATATGAAACTTAATATTTAACATATAACTCGCTAGTAGTATAATACTATTTATAAATATTTTAAATAAATATTATACTGCAAGACTTCCAAATTGCGGGGACTTCCTTAGAGCTTCAGCTACTTCTTACGTGTGGTGACATATGTAATGCCTTTGGAGAAATACCATTGGGATAGTAAAAATGCTGAAGATTGGATAATCCGCAGCGAAGCAACTTATTTCGAAAACAACATAAAGTTATTGGTTTAATATATGTATTAATATGGAATTGGGTGATATTTATTGTTTAACTAGTCCTTCAGGGAAAAAATATATTGGTCAAGCCGTAAAGTATCTTAAAAATGGAAAAAATGGGGATACTTAGGTAGATGGGGAGATCACATTAGAGATTCTAAAGGAAAAAATTTTTGTAGACTTTTGAATAATTCAATTAGAAAATACGGATATGAAAATTTTACGGTAGAATTATTAAAAGAATGCAATGTCGATGAATTGGATTATTATGAACAATTATTTATTATAGAATTTAATACATTTACACCAAATGGGTATAATTTAACACAAGGAGGAAAATATTTTATTCAATCTGAAGAAACTCAAATTTTAAAACGAGAAAGTATGATTGGTAAAAATAAAGGAAAAGTATATCCGAAAAAAATAAGAAAAAGAGAACAAGATAATAGTTTACCTAAATATATTAGATATTATAGTGATAAATCTGGCAAAGAAGGTTATAGAGTGTCTAGTCATCCTAAACTAAAATCAAAATCTTTTTTAACAAAATCAATAACTATGGAAGAAAAATTACAGTTAGCAATAAATTATTTAATGACTGAAAATGCAGAAATAAGCTGAACGTTCAACGAGTAGACGGTAGTCGGGGTTTAATGATAACACTAGCAATGTTTGAAAACTCTTAAGGTGTACTCTAACCTCATAAGAAATTATGAGACCGTACACAATGCAAGATGTGTACCTTACTGGCAATCCTCAAATTACTTTCTGGAAAGTTACTTATCGTAGATACACTAACTTTTCTATCGAGTCAATCGAACAAACTTTCAACGGTCAAGCCGATTTCGGTCGCCGTGTCCAATGTGTCATCAGCAGAAATGGTGACCTTGCCTACAGAACTTATTTACAAGTTACTCTTCCTGAGATCAACCAACTTATGGGTCTCGGAAACTACACCACTGGCCAAAACACCGGTGTCTATGCTCGTTGGTTAGATTTCCCCGGTGAGCAACTCATCGCTCAAGTTGAGGTTGAAATCGGTGGCCAAAGAATTGATCGTCAATATGGTGACTGGATGCACATCTGGAACCAATTGACCATGACCTCTGAGCAACAACGCGGATATTTCAAGATGATTGGTAACACCACCCAACTTACCTTCATCACCGATCCCTCTTTCTCTGATGTCGAGTCTCCTTGTGACTCCATGGCTCCTCGTCAAGTTTGCGCTCCCCGTAACGCTCTTCCTGAGACCACTTTGTACGTTCCTCTTCAATTCTGGTTCTGTACCAACCCTGGTCTTGCTCTCCCCTTGATTGCTCTTCAATACCACGAAGTCAAGATCAACCTTGATATCCGCCCTATTGATGAGTGCTTGTGGGCTGTCACAACATTGAACTGCAACACCAATCCTTACACTGGTGCTGCTGGTCAATACTCTGTTGGTCGCCCCGTCCCTGCCACCATTGCCTACAACCAATCTTTGGTCGCTGCTTCCCTCTACGTCGACTATGTCTTCCTTGACACTGACGAAAGACGCAGAATGGCCCAAAACCCTCACGAATACTTGATCACTCAACTCCAATTCACTGGTGATGAGTCTGTTGGTTCATCCTCCAACAAGATCAAGCTCAACTTTAACCACCCTGTTAAGGAGCTCATCTGGGTCGTTCAACCCGATCAAAACGTTGATTACTGCTCATCTTTGACCTGCGACGCTCTCTTGTTCAAGGTCCTTGGTGCTCAACCTTTCAACTACACCGATGCCATCGATGCTCTTCCCAACGCTATCCACGCTTTCGGAGGTCCTGCTGCCATCGCTGCTGATTCTCGTGCTTACATTGATGCCCAAGGCCTTTTCCAAGACGCCGGTGCCATGGATTCCTATTTCCCCTCAGGCTGGACTGGATACTGGCATGGTCCTTCCAACCCTTACAACGAAGTCAACATGGGTGGCCCTCAAGTTCCTTTGAACACTGCTGGCCTTCCTGCCTCCGTTATCGCTAGTCTTTCAAACCCTAACGGTGCTCCTCACCTTGATAACTCTGGTGTCTCTGATGCTGGCACATTCGTTCTTTCTGAAACCTCTTTGGATATGCACTGCTGGGGCCAAAACCCCGTCGTCACCGCTAAGCTCCAACTTAACGGCCAAGATCGCTTCTCTGAGCGTGAAGGAACCTACTTCTCTTGGGTCCAACCTTACCAAGCCCACACCAGAAACCCTGATGAAGGTATTAACGTTTACTCATTCGCTCTTCGCCCTGAGGAACACCAACCAAGCGGTACGTGCAACTTCTCCAGAATTGATAACGCCACACTTCAATTGGTCTTGTCCAATGCCACCGTTGAGGGCACCAAGACTGCCAAGGTCCGTGTCTACGCTACCAATTATAATGTGTTGAGAATTATGAGTGGAATGGGAGGTTTGGCTTACTCAAATTAAGAGCATATATCGTGTGGTTTTTATTTATATATTTTAATAATTAATTATACTTTTTAATTATTAAAGCAAAAAACAATATAAAAATATCTCAGTAATAAACCTATAAAATGAGCGTAGATATAGTCAACCTTATTGAAAGCAATCCAATCACCAAATTTTCTGGTGATTATCAGAGTAAATTAGTAGAAAAAGTCAAAAAAAATTTTACTAATTATGAACAACAGTTATTTTTATCTAGTTTTTATTGTTATTTAAAATATGATACTAAGAAAGATTTTGTTATTGATTTAGATAATGTGTGGAAATGGCTTGATTTTGGTCAAAAAGATTCGGCAAAAAGGGTAATTGAAAAAAATTTCTTAATTAACAATGATTATAAAATTTTTGGTCCGCAAGTTGGCGGAGCAAAAAAAGACAACAGAGGTGGTCACAATAAAGAAATTATTATGTTAAATATTGAAACCTTTAAAAAATTTTGTTTAAAAGCTGGAACAAAAAAAGCTGATGAAATTCACGACTATTTTATAAAACTTGAAAATATAATGTTTGAAATAACAAAAGAAGAATGTGATGAGTTAAAACAACAATTACAAAAAATTGAAAATATTAAAAATAAAGAAATGGAAGAAAAAGTTTTAAAAGAAAAAGAAAAATTATTATTAAAACAATATGCTAATATAGGAGCTATTATATATATTATTAAAGTTAAAACAAACGAAGATGGAACATATATCATTAAACTGGGCGAAAGTAGAGATGGAATAACAGGACGCTATAATGAATGTAAATCAAAGCATAAAAATATATTATTATTAAATTGTTTTCAAGTAGACAAATCCAGAAACTTTGAACGTTTTTTATTAGCTCATAAGGATATAAATCAAAATAGAGTATTTAATTTACAAGGTCATGAAAAGGAAACGGAATTAATATTAATCGGAACTAATTTAACTTATAATATGTTTTTAAAAATTATTGATGATAATATTGATAATTATAAATATAAAATCAATGAACTATTATTAGAAAATCAATTATTAAAAGAAAAAATAAATACAAATCAAACAATAATTCAATCAAATTCTAGTAATGAAATAACAGAGTTAAAACAATTAATAATCGGTTTATCCAATGAAATAACCGAACTTAAAAAAACTAATAATCAAATTCTAACCAAACTTAATGAAAAAGAAACCAAAGTAGTAACCGGCTTTAATCAACAAATGCCACATTTGGGACCACGCTTACAGAAAATAAATCCTGAAACTCTACAACTAATTAAAGTTTATGAATCTGTTACGGAAGCTATGAATGAAAACAAAAATATCAAAAGACCAAGTATAACAAAGTCAGTTGATGAAAACACTATTTATTGTGGATTTCGATGGCAACTAGTAGAGAGAAATCTAGACCCAAATATTATCCATTCAATAAATCCAACAAAAGAAACTAAAGTCCAAAACTTAGGTTATATAGCTAAACTAAACTCAAACAAAACAGAAATTTTAAACGTATATTTAGACAGAAAAACGGCGGCAGAATTAAATGGATATCAAAGTTCATCAGCATTAGATAATCCCGTAAAAAATGGCACAATAACTAACAATAATTATTATGTTTTATATGATAAATGTAATTCAGAATTAGTGGAAAATTTTGAGGAAAAAAATGGTGAAGTAATATTATATAAAAATGGAATAGGACAATACGATTTAAATGGTAATTTAATTAAAGAATTTACTTGTAAATATGATTGTATTCGGGAACTTAAAATGAGCGATAAAACATTAGCAAAATCATTAAAGAACAATATTCAATATAACAATTATTATTATAAGGAATTAGGAAGTAAATTATATATTATTTAAATTTTTCTATCCAAATACTATATAATGAAAGGAGGTAAATTATCAAAAATTATTGAAGAAAAACAACATATATTACCGTATAATAAAAATATAAAAGAACCTTTGATAGAAACAACTTTTGAAAAAAATTATATAAAATCTAGAGATTTTTCAATTGATGATTTTATAAAATTATACCCAAAGTATTTAACTTTTACAGGAAGAAATGAATTTTTTGTTACACCGTTAGTTTTAAATAAATATGATTTAATGTTATTGTATTTAGAGAAAACTCAATTTAATGATATCATAAAGAAATTAAGAGGTATTAATAATTTTATTGATCAAAGTTTAACTGATGATAATTTATTTGATGAATATAGTTCATTTATCCTTAATTCAAATAATAATCCTAATGACATTTTTATATTAAACTTAGCTTTATTATTACAATCAAATTGCTACGAATCATTTTTCCAAAAAACGATGGTTTATTATGGTGACAAAGATGATTCCAAAACTCATAGTCAAAAAGGAGGTGTTAGTTTGAGAGAAAGATTATTAGCAACTGGTGGAATGGAACTGATTGAAAATAGTTTCAATATTTCTACAATTTTGGTAACATTAACAGCTTTAAACACATTGTTAGGCACAAATATACCATATAGTAAAATAATTATTTTGGCAATTATAATTTTGTCACTTGGAACAAAAAAATCCTTATCTTTAACCGGAAGAGTTTTAAATAGAGGAATTGGTATGCTACCTCCCAATATAATAAATAATAGAGCAGTTAGGTTATTTTCAGCTGCTAATCTTGATACAGTTCAAAATTATTTTAATAACTTTAATTGTCGTATATCAAGAAACATATCAAATACTCTTAGACAGCAATATGCATCATATACATCAAATTTGTATAATAATGATATGAAAATTAATTCTATACCGTATAATGAACTAAAACAACAATTTATTGAATTTCAACGAACTAACGGTTATTTAACAGATGATTTTACTAACGAACGAATTATAAATGAACCTGTTCCTGCTCCTAATATAGAAAATGACGAACTGAGAAATTTTGCGCAATTTAATCAAAATGAAGGAAGAACAGTAGCTAATTTAACTCCAGAAGGAATAGCTTTTTTTAATAATTTAAGTCAACCGAATCGTAATTCATTGAAACAAAGATTACAAAATTTATTTCAAAACCAACAAGAAAAAGCAGCAATAATGCGTTTAAATTTAAATACAATATTAAATCCCGCTCCAGAACAACAAATGAACGAAAGACGAGAATTTAAAAACATTAATTGTCCTGTATGTAATTCGACTTTTTCATTTAATCCAACTGACGGTTATATTTGCCAAGTCACGCCAAATGAAGATGACATTAATGAACATATTAATATATTAAGACAACCACCTAATGAAAATATGGTGGTGGATGCTTCTTTAAGGCAGAAAACTGAAAGAGAGCTACAATTTAATCATAAATTAAATTTATTTCCTTGTAAACAATTAATACAATCACTAACTCCAGAAAGAAAACTAGAACCAGGATTTACTTTCAATTCAGAATTTGGTGAAAATGCTGAAAATGGAGAAGTCTATGGAGAAAACTTAATGTGTTCTTTTTGTTGTCTAAGGTTTTTAAGAACAATTGAAGATTATTTTTATACATTGTATATAGGTCCACGTGATAGAAATATATTTATGCCACATGATTTGGCACTTGAATTGATAGCAAATTTAACACCAACTGAATTATTTCAAACATTTAATTTTCAGTTTAATCAAAATGTAATGGTAAACTTTAAAATTTATCAAAATAGAAGTTCAAAATTATTAATAGAAAAATTAATTACTAAATTAGGATTACCTAATGATGAAGAAAGAATAGAAGCAAGTAGAACTAATGTTATACAAAATCATTTAAATATAGCTTATTGTCCAACGTGTCCAGATACAACGACTGGCAGATTTTATAGAGCATATGAAAAAAATGATATTGAAACACTGTATTTAAGGTGTATTGCGTGCGCAACATCATTTAACGGTTGTGATAGAGGACAACCTTATTTATTAAATGGTAAACAATTTAAAATGTTAGCTAATTCTTGTCAGACACAAAATTTTAATCTATGTACATTTTTAAATAATAACATAAATCCTAGAGTACAGAGAGAAAATGTGCTATGTCGTGTTGGAATTGAGACATACAAAAGAATACAAACTGATATAATTAGAGCAGCAGCAAGAGAAATCACTGAAAATAGAATGCGTGAAAATTCTACCGTAACATGTCCACGTTGTAATACTATAGGTGTAAGTGATGGAAATTGTAGTGCGATGATTTGTAACAATTGTGGTCAACATTTTTGTTATGTTTGCGAACAGCAAATTAATGGTCACGACATAAATCATTTTCCTACCGGAAGTCTTAATATGGCATCCCCATTAGGTGGATTTTATACTATACAATGTATAAACGTAAATTTTACTGGAGTTGATCCTAATGGTCAACCAGGCATTCATCATAATGATAGATTTGAAGGTATAAAAGGTCCTAATCAACAATGGTTTCCGTCAGCAAACAGAAACAATCCAAATAGTGGTTGGTTATTACGACCAAATCCACAATATCAGCAAAAATCAAGAGTTATGTGGAAAAAATATAATTATTTAAATGATAAATACACAAGACTAGGTTTAAATACTATACAACAAATGCGAGGACATCCTTTAACAATAATAGAAAACGTGTATTATGATGATACACGTGATCAATGTTATGAAGCAGGTGGACAAATAGATCCAGAAGTTATGAGTCAAAATGATATTAGAGAAATGGAAGCGAGAGTTGATATTGCTGATCCTAATTCATTTACCGTTAGAGTAGGACAAGTTGGTGAAAACAATATTGATCAAATTCTGGAATATCTACCGGAAGGTCAACCAGTTCAACCACAACCAGTTCCTCAACCAGCTCCACAACCAGCTCCACAACCAGCTCCACAACCAGTTCCTCAACCAGTTCCTCAACCAGCTCCAC